ACCTGCTCGGGATCGTTAATGTCGGGCAAGTCTAGAATCTGATCTGCGCGTTGGAACCAGATTCTCAGCTCGCGCAGAATTTTCATCCATTGGATCAGCCCAAGGCGAGTCATGGTTACACCTCTTCTAAACGCACGGTATGGATTCGAATCATTACCTGGTATGGGTCGCACCACCGCCATTCAGGCTCATTTCCAGGTGCAGCCACCCCCCAGGTAATCGTCTTGTCGCCTATTGTTTCCGTTATCTTGTCTCCCCGCTCCGGCAGTATCCTTTGCCCGTTGAGAATAAGGTCCTCCGCTGCGACGATGAAATCCTTATCGGTATAAACCACGCGCACATTACCGTAATCGTCCTGCAATTTAAGAACCGATTTACCAACGGTTGCGCGTATTGTGACTGTCGCATCTCCGCGCCGATAGATTACATCGTGCGCAGCGGAGGCTTTCAACGCATCACGTAACCAGTTAACACCGTCACGAAACAACGACATCAGAGAGTCTTAACAACACGTACAGTAGTCTCACCAGAACCAGCAGCAGCAACAGCCAAGCCAAGCAGTTTGTTATCACCGTTACTATCCGTAGTAACGGCCAGGTTGCTATTGTCGTCCCAGTACACTAACGCACCTGCACTAAACGTAGTAGCACTTGCCTTGGCTACGTCAAAAACGCCAGTAACGGCAAGCGCACCTTTCGTGTTAGCCGCAATAGGTTCTAACGCGATACCTACAAGATTGCCCTGGACCACGACCGTGCCAGCAGCCACGTCGGTCGAGGGCGTGTAGTCAATCATCTCACCACTGGAAACTTTCACAGCTTCTGCCATCGTCAACACTCCTTATCCAATTGTTCTCGTTATCACGAACCGTTCGCACGAACCGCACCACGAGGGTCAAGCAATGCCACGCCGAAGTCGAAGTAGCCTCGCCACAGCGTGCCCAGGTACTTCGGATCAGGCGCGGCTTCCTCAATCACAGGCGTCTGCTGACCGCGGACGAACGCCACACCGAACGCCGGAACATCCATTGGATCGGCGACGAGGTACCACGGACTCGCTGCGCCGTTACCCGTCAAGTATTCACTCACAACCGGCTCGTACTTGTTGGCGTGCGGGTTGTTCGCACCAACCACCTTGTCGTTCTGTCCAGTGATCAACAGCACATTCGACGTGTAAATCTGCGTCGCCTCAGCTTCGAGATCAGGCGGCACAACGACGAACCTCGGCTTCGCCTTGATAGGGTTGCCATCTGGGTCTTTTTGCTTCCGTAGTTTTGCGACCGCGGCACTAATCCCCGCCACGCCGAATGGGCTACTCGTTCCGCTAATCACGTTCGCATTACCAGACGAGAAGAAACTACCGTTCGCAGCTTCGACCATGGACCAGAAAGCATTCTCCAAGGCTAACGCAGCGCCACGACCGAGCTGACGCGGGATGTCGAGGAACGCTTGCAAGTCGTCGTTCATAATATCTTGCCTGGTCAAACCTACGAGCTTACCGTAGGTGTCGGCCTTGACCATGTAGCCTTGGTCGCTCACGGTCGCATGCGGCAGCTCTCCATCGGGAGCAACCTTCTCGAAGCGATACTGACCGACGAGCTGAGCAAGCGCATGCGGCTTGAAGTCGGTCACTTCAATAATCTTGCTGACCTTCACAGAAGCTACATCGACAGCCTGATAAGAGTCGATGAGAATCTTCTGCGCGCTTTCCTTCAAAATGTTAGGCAAGCTGCGCGTGCTAAACGCGGCCTCGATAACTTTGTCGTGCCCCATATCGCTACGCAGCTGAACGCCCTCAAGCTCGCAGCAATAACGGGCGATCACGCTCAGACGGGCACCATGCCAGCGGGAGTTCTTGTCGCCGGTAATACCAGCAACCACGTCCTTCTGGAACGTTTCTTTACCTTCGCCAATAATGCGAACCTGCGGGCGCTTACGCCGAAGCAGTTCAAGCGCCGTCTTCTTCACGTCCCAACCAGCTTCAATGGCCTCGGCAGCAACCGCAGCCGAAATCTCGTCACCATCGCCGCAAACCTGACGAATCGCATTAATGCGGGCTACTTCAGCAGCCAAGTCAGGTTCCGGTGCAGGCGCAGCCGCGTTTACCTGAGGCTCCGCGGCTTGAGCTTTCACCACATCTTGGGGATTTTCAGTCGTCACGGCATCATCCTCCTTTTTACGAGCCAAAATAACTGAAGTCTTGCTATCAGCACCCAAGTCCACAAAACTAATCTCGCCCAGCGTAGCACGTCGGATCACGTACACGGGCCCAGTAAAATCGCGCCCGTTAACGGTTACCGTCTCGCCTTCTTCGATAAATTCCTGCTTTTCAACATAGGCGGAAATTGATGCTTGCCACGGGAATCCCTTCCTGGCGCTAGCAACCACTTCCCTGGCTGCCTCCGTGTCACGTGAGATTACGCCGGTTGCGATCAGCTTATTGTCTTCTACACGAATTGAGTCAGTGTGCCCGACGCCGTGTTCGTAATCGTGCCCAAAACGAATCGGCACCGTTTGCGACGGAATCTTCAAACCTTCCAGGTCCACGACGACAGGATCACTGTAATAGGCGAGCATCATTTCGCCGCCTGTATAAGCAACCATCGAAAATCGAGGGAGCTGATTCTCGGCATCAGGTGCAGCGGCTTCAATTTTCAGGCCGCCAGGTTCGCAGGTCATGCAGAATTGCGCGCTAGCTTTCGCCAGATTCTCGCAGACGGCACGCCTTTGATCTGCGTCGGGAAATTCTTTATTCATCGCATCGTCACTCATACAGCGTTTGATGAAGTCATCATGCTTTTCGCCTTTCTTTCTCTTCGGTAAAGGCATCGTTATTCCTCCGTATCCCAGTAATCTTCTTGTTCCTTGCTGTCTTCTTCAGGTTCTTCGTCAACGTGACCGGCCATATCGGGTAGCAAACCTAATTCACGCATTAGCTGTACCTCTTTAGCGCGCTGCCGCAGTGCTTCTTCCCAATCCTGGCCGCACTGAGCATATTCTTGCGCGAGCGTCGTCGTATGATTCGCTAATCTGATTGCCTGCGCAGTCGCCTCTTTCGTGGGGTCCACATGCTCATGGCCATCCCAGAACCACTGATGCGGCCATTCCGGCATCGGCCCAATATTTTCAACCCAGAAATCAGGTAGCAGCACAGCTTCTTCGAGCCAGGCATTCAAGATGCGGTCGAGAACTACAAGCTCCAAGGAGTTCTGATCAACCCGCAGGCTCTTGTAATAGGTTTGGTGATCGAGGCGCCCTGATGCATAGTTGTAGGCCGACGAGTTGCACGCCGCGATGTTGTAGGGCATATTCAAGCAGCGTGCGATTTCGTTGAGGATCTCGCGCTTGAACTCGGCGTAGGTGGTGCTTGGTTGCTCAGCCTCCAGCTGGCTCATCTTCCAGCCGCTGGGCATCGTAAGCAAGGCCCTTTGCTCAAGCTCGATCGGCTCAAAAGGCTCCGCGGCATCTGCCTCGCCACCAGGAGGAGCGTCGGTATAAAGGATACCAGCGAAATCAGCAGCAGTTTCAGCAGCAGCAATTACGGCGAGCGTGTATCGGCGCAGCTGAGCAAAAAGAGGCAGGGCAGGCGTGATTTCAGGTATGCCTCGAATCTGGCCAGGGCGGTCCATGCGGAACCAATGGATCACGGATTCCGCAGGCATCTTGACATATTCGATCGTGCCAGCCCAGGCCAGATCACCTGGATGCTCAGTCATAATGTAGTAGTATTTCGGGTTGCCGTAAGCGTCGAATTCAATACCGTCGATGGTGTCGTTGTTGTTGATAGTAGGCGGGGCCGCGACCTGGTCAGCCTCCACGAGCTGGATATCTAATTTGATCCGCGTCGGCAACTTAGGATTAGTAGTCAGAATCGCAAACGCCTCTCCATCCTGGGCACGTGCCATACGCATCGTGCGAAGTTTCTCCGCCAGCCTCACCGCCTTCGCCCAGCGCGTAAACTCTTGCTCGATCCGTCGATTCACCTCCGCAGACTGGGTTAGCAGCTGAAGGCGCGGCCCCGTACCTACACAATCATGCGCCAGAGTCAGAATAATACCGCGAGCATAGCTGTTATTGGCGACTTCATAGCGCGCCCTATTACGTAGAATGCGACGAACTTCGGGGCTATTCGCTGCTTTCGCTGATAAACCGTCCGCGTTCGCCCAATGCCTGCTATTTTCCCCCGTCGTTACAGCCGCATCGTAACGGGCGCGCAGAATAGGTGAAGCACGTCGCCAGCGCGGTGCTCGACCTGGCTTACGAAAAGTCCTGATAATCTTGCGAAAATAGGTAAGCATATCAGGTTCCTGGCGGGATTAACTTATTGAATCGTAAACCACGAGTCGGCTGCTGAACCGCTTCTTTCCCAGCCAGGTACTTGTCGACCTCAATCTGATCTTTCAGATTGTGCTGCTTAACCGTACCTGCGTCGGTTGAGACTTCTGCAGGCCCGCTCGCGTTTTGTTGAATCACTTCCTTCAAATTCAAATCATCTCCCATCCCGTACTCTCCCTTTTTAGGTGTCTCTATTAGATATATTCCCGTCAGCGGGCCACCTCTGCAAAGGGC